CACCGAGCCTTGATCTCCCAATCACACAGAACTGCCATCCGAAGGACGCAAAAATCAATCCTACTTACAACTCACTCGTTCACCAAAATCACCCAACCCGTTCCAGGGCCTTCTGCCTGCCAACGCTGATAGAACGCAGCTTGCCTCACACGGACGTTACGCCCCAGATGTGGATTGCTGTGTCCACCCTTCTCCATCTCGGGATAGCCACGGGGATCTTGCATGATCCACTCTGGATCGTTGCTGTTCTTTCCCGCGTAACCACTGATAACGCTCCAATGGCCACAGCCCAAGCCATTGCACATTGGTGGCTCGCCACGAAGCATGTTTCCGGCGTGCAACCAGCCAACCAACACTGGTCTGCCAGCTTCAATCTCAAGCTCCACCATGTCAGCGTCACCATCTTTCCGGAACTCAGCCTGCAAACCCAAGCTCTGCAACGCTGCTAGCTGAGCCTCTACTGACGTGGTATCCCCGTATTTGGCGCGGATCTTGTTGTACTCATCATCCGTTCGAACCTTCTTGTAAAACGCTGCCACCATCGCAGCTGCTGAGCTGAAACACTCGCGGTATCCCGTTCCAGTCTCGTTATCGAGCTGCTTGAAGTAAGGCATGAAGACCTGCTGGTCATATCCACTCTCCTTCCACGCCTGAAACCAATCAGCTTCGTGCTCCTCCAGTAGTTCCGGCGGCATTGACTCCTCAAGTTGTTTAATTGCAGCCAGCTGATGGGGCGTGCCACGGAAAAACTGGAAAAACGGCAGTAGGGCAAGACCCATAGCCATCAGCAGCAAGGTCAACTGGATGATGCCTGATGCCACCTACTTTTCAACTCTTGTGTCAGGCAACAGCAAATCCTTCAGGTGCTTCACCGCAAGATCATCCAAATCGTTGTCGGTGCGAGTCACAATCCGCTCCAACATCGCAATGATCAACTCCTTGAATCCTCTGGAGCGCCACATCGTCATGACCAGAGGCTTGAGAACTAGAAGCATGAGATTGACCTAGTTACCCTTGAAGCGTAGCTCTGTTCTGCTATGGCCAACAATCCCGAAGATCAGCACGAGAAAGAAGGCGTTTCAATGGCGGATATTGTCAAGGCTTTGGTCTTGGCTTGGAGCGCCGCCCTCCTCACCGCCTCGTATCTGGGCATCTTCCCCCAGATGAAAATGGACAATACGTTCGTAGCATCACTCCTGACCGGTGCTATGGCCTCGTTTGGCATCGAGCGTAAGAACAATGGCAATGGAAATAAGAAGCCGACTATTGTTGACAACAAAGACACCAAAGCTGGCATCAAATGACCCGGACACTTTTGGTATTGGGCATCACATTGGCAGCTGCTTTGCCTGCTCATGCTGATCTCACTCACCGAATCAGCAGTTCGGTGCAACTTGATGTCGGTGGTGCCTCAAGCCGTGCTATTCGAGTTGGCAACAGCTACTCAATCAGCGGAAGCGGAGTTGACACGTCAGTCACCGCAGGTGGTAACACCACTGCCGATGCTCTTGGTGGGCTTGGTGCAGCCACTAACGGCGTAAACGCCATCACAATCCCAGACGCAACGCAGAAAACGGCTGGGAACGCTTTTAGCTTCGCCAACAGCTACACGCAGGGTGATGCCGTTCCAACATCAGCCCCAACCGTTGGTGAGGTTCCAGCCTTTGGCGATGTCACCAGCACAGCTGCAGGCACCAACACCGGCTTGGCTGGCACGATCACTACGGCTGGAGCTATCACCATCAGTCCAGGTGCAGGCAACACCAGTGCAATCGGTCAAGTCATCAGTGAGCTGACAACCCGGTGAAACGGCTAATCATTCTGCTGCTGCTACCTTCCCCAGCAGCGGCAGTCCCAGTCGTTCCAAACTTCAGCCAAGGCATCGTCTCGTCTCACAGCGAGTCGAAGACCATCGTGAAAGAAAGTATCGTCTCCGAGAGCTATCGCACAGGTTTTGAATACAGCGTTAGCGGAAGTGGCGTGGAACCTGTCAGCAACGTTGTCAGCCCTCCCGTCAGCGACACAACCATGACCCTTTCAGGGCGAAGCACTTGGAAGCAAACCGTTCCAGGTGCTGCCTTTCAGTTCGCTGAAACGTTTCAAGGGCCTGGCTTGATCGAAAAGGTGATGATTGAACGCGAGACCATCATCGAGACCGTTACCGACTCCACCAGCACTTTCAGCCAATGAGAGCAACAGCTTCTGCTCTGCTGCTCAGCTTGCTCTACACCGCTCCAGCAGCAGCACAAGTCAGCGCAACTGCGTCTCCCGTCAGTAACAGCAGTGGTTCAGTGGTTAATCAGGCTGTGCAGATCACGCCTGGTCAGTACATGAAGCACAGCTATGGCTCACAGATCCAATGCGACTCGGCAACGCTAAACATCTCGCCCTTCGTGTCTTCGACGCATTCTTTTGGCAAGCCAGACAATCAGTATTATCAAGAGCCGGTTTACGACAACAGCGACAACTTTGGCCTAATCGACCCAGAAACAGGACTTGATATCCCAGATGGCGTTCCAGATAACCCAGGCAAGATCCTGTATTACAAGCCGCAACGCACAGGCTACCGGCAGAACTACAGCAATAATTTTGGCATCACCGCCACATTCTCCATCCCTCTGGATCGTGGACCGATTGAGCTTTGCAAGCAAGCGGCCCGTCGCCAAGTCGAGCTGTACGAACAGGCGCTAGCTGACAAAAGGCTCAATTACGAGATTGCGAGACTCAAAGCATGCTCGACCGCACTGCGTGAGGGTTATGGCTTTGCCAAGACCTCACCGTTTTATTCGATCTGCGCTGATGTCGTCCTAAAACCCAAGCCGGTAGAAGGTCACACGCACCAGATCATTTACCCAAAGCCCGTCTTAGATCGCGAATGGCTTGATTCCGGTGACGCTGCACCGCCCGCCGCTCCTGTAAGGATTCCTGTTTTGCCTTACGGCCAAGCTTCTGATTGATCTTCTTCACCACCTTCTTCGTCAGAGGCTTTGCCAGCTTCTGCAACACTGATGCAATCGGTTTGGCAAAGATGGCCACAGTCGTTGCTGCAGCTGCAGTCAGGCTTACCGAAACCAATGGTCCAGCCTCGGGCAAATAGTTATTTACAACCTGCTGAACAGGAACTGAAGCCCAAACCTCCTTGCACTCCCCGTCAATTAGCTCATAACCATTAAGTATCTGATTGCCCAGTTTTGAGAAGCTACCGATTTCCTTCGCTCCAAACGGTGGGCAAGGTGTGGTGTTTGGGGGCAAATTTGGAGCGTCAAGTTCGCCACTTGACCTTGGAAGAGCTGCGTCTTGAGCCGGACTTGAAACCTCCGGCTTTTTTATGTCTGCCTTTGGTGGTGCAACCCAAGTGAAATCCCGTGGCCTGTAATCCGGCGCTTCATAGACAGGCACCGCTCCATCACACAGCGTGACATTGCCTTTTGGGTCATCCTCAAATGTTTGAACGCCATCGCCTTTGACGATTCTTGCCCGCACGCAGCCAGGCATATCAATAACTGGAAACGCTGCAGACGTGACTGGTGGTGCTGCTGGTAAAACAGGTGGTGGAATCGGCTGACCTACAGAGATTATTGGAACGCCGATTGCTTTCACTCCGATCTCAGGAATCTCCGGCATGAAGTCAGAACGGTTTACAGCAGGTCAACTCTGGATTGAACGCAACCACAGACGTGAAGGGCCGCCTGTTGTTTACACCGTATTGTGCGGCAAATCTGCCAGACCATTCACCGATCCAAAAGCAATCCTCAAGTGGGTCAAATGGCCCAAAGGAACACCAACTGGTGACGCCTTACGTGAATGGCTTGCGTCGTTTGAGCAGAAAG